GAAAGACGAAATATGAAAACATAATGGTCGTTGTTGTTTTTCTATCCAGCATTTCGTTAAATTCATTATGTTTATGGAAGAGTTTGCGTCTCTTGTTCTAAATACGGTTTGTTTGACTTGAGGTCTCACGCAGTTAGAGCAAACTAAAAGACGGAACTGTTTATCTCCATTTTTGTGTCTGTAATATTCCAAATTGTTATAACATTCACAACATTTCTTGCTTGTATTACATTCATTTATGGTTATTGTATCGTATTTCTTATGAATTTGTTTTCTTAATCCCTTATTCATGGTAGGCATAAAATGCTTCATTTGGGTGCTCCTACTCCAATTACCATAACCAATAAGAATATTGTCTCCAAATGTTTCTTTTATTTTATTCAGGAAATTATCCATGCTTTTCTTACCATAACTATATTGGCGGAATTTCATTTTTCTCCATGTTTCTCGTTGGTAAAATTCAATTACTTTCTTATTTAATTTATCCTTTTCAACCAAATAGGACTTGAACTTTTCGTAATCCATAGATTTGCTATTTTCAGTAGAAAGTTCTGTTTCACACTCATTTATTTTATTTTTATTCTTTTCCTCTAACAAAATGCGTTGATTACATTTTGCTTTACTTTCTATTTTTCTTTGAGGTGCTGTATATTGTAGTTTCTTCCCATTACTATCCATCATATAAACTAATGAACGCTTTCCTGGGTCGCAACCCACTATATTTCTTTGTTTCAATTCATCTAATTGTTCCTTTGATAAATCCTCAATATTATAGAAATCTTGTTCAGGTAAAGTAGGGACTTTTGAACCCCATTTTTTATCTTTCAAATCCTTTCTAATAAACAATAAACAACAGGAAATACCATCTGTTTGGATTTGATGGTGAAACTGGTAATGTTTATTTTTGAATACTTTATGGTTCAAGTTCAAAAAACCATTCCATATATCATGCTGGTTATCTTTGATGTTTTTCAATAACTCACCCTTCTTTATTTTATTCCCATCTTTATCTTTTTCAGGACAGAATAAACTTACCAAACAAGCAGTATCCAATATGATATGTTTTGGAATAATATTGTTTCGTAATGGTAAAGGTTGGAATAATTTACTTTCTTGTTTTTCCAACACAGAATTCATATACAACAATCCTTTCAAATAAGAAAACGGTCTAACTTTCACATCATAATGAATTGACTTCTTGATATCCTTTGGAAAAATATGAGGCAAATGAGTAAGTTTCCAGTTAGAAAAGATTTCATTTGTTTCTGTTTCCAGTTCTAATACTTGTTTCTTAAATTGAAATAGAGTTGCTTTGTCTTCAGTTATTTCTATTGTTGTTTTATTGACGAAACGTAAGAAATGTTGAATGAAATGTTCCTGTGCATTATTGGATAGTGAAGTATGTATTTGTGTTGCTAAATAAGGAAGCATAAAAGTGGTGTTTTTCAAATTGGTTTTTTCATGGTTCAGTAAAGGTTGGTATTCCGTTGTATAAAACTTATCTAACTTTTCTAATAATTCTGTATCGGCACTTTTCTTTCCTCTATTATCACGAACTCCTAATGCTTTGATACAATAAAGTATAAATGTTTCATCTATTTCAGGCAAAAGTAGTTGTTTCGTATAACAATCTAAAATATACAAACGGATAAACTGGTAGGAATGTATCATTAAATCATTCATTTCAAAAACCAAATTATTTATTTCAGGTTGTATCTCATTACGGTTTAGAAGAACAGATTTAAGTGTGGTTTTGATAGTTTGAAAGGATGCCTTTTCATTATGCCTAAATGTTTTGAAATCGTCTTTCAACTTTTTCTTTTTCACCATTCTATATTTTATACAGAGAAAATAATTTTAAGTTCTTTTTCAAGAATTTATTAAACTTTTGAAAAAGATATTATGCCTAAATGTTTTCCGTTGTAGAAACTTTCGTAGTTTCTAACTTTTGTAATTTTTCTTTTCGTTTCAAATATGCCTTACGATTAATTTCCTTTAACCGTTCAGGGTCTTCTTCTGCTATTTTCTTTAATCTTTGTTTGGCTTTTTCATTTACAATTTCCTTATTTTTTTCATAATAACATTTCCTTGAAGTATTATAATTTTCTAATAATGTTTTCAACTTATTGTTTTCTTCTTTAAGAGATATATTTTCTTTAATAATATTTTCAATATCCATTTGTATTGAAAGCGTAAATTATTTTTATATATTTTTAACTATATAAAAAATGGGCGTTTTAAATGAGAAAAGGTGTAATATTTTGCAATTTATCTATTATATTATATGAATACACAAAATTTTCTAAAGAAAATAGTGAGAACAAAACAATAAAAACGAAATACATTATTGTGTAATTATATTATACAGCAATATAAAATCTAAGAAATTCCAAAAAGTGAAGAAAATTATTGTGGTAACATAAATTTCCTAACGTGTGAAAAGATCAATAGTTTTATTATTTTGAATGGATTGATAATAACATAAAATAAAAAACATTAGGAGGGGTGCTTTGCGAAGCTTCCGCGTAGCTTAAGAACCCGGGGTTCCCTGCTAAGAAACAAAAATCCATCCAATATACAATTTATCCAAATGATTTCTAGTTCTTTCTATATTATAGTTGTATGCCTTGTATATTTCTTTCACGTGTAAAAATCTGGCGAAAAACCCGAAAAACATAATTATTAATAATGCTACAACAAGACGCACATTCACTTCATTTACAAGTCGTTTACCATAAAATATATAACTACCTAGATTGAAAAACGCTGTATAAATAATGGTGTGAAATATAACAGAAAAAAAAATCCCGGTTAATATTTGCGGACTTAAAAACTGCTTAAATGACAGTTTTGGGTTCGTAGTCTGCAAATATAGGTCTGTTAGCATTATATATATACAAAACATATAAAGTTTTCTGGCTTATAATATATAATATAACTTGTAACAATGATTTTAGATAAATACATTCCGTTTGACATTAAAGTTATTATTTCCGTTGTATGTGCCGGGTTATGGATATATTTCAGAACTGCAGAATGTTATGACTTAGTTCCACGTCTTCACATATTTCCCGTTATATTTGTAGCAGCGTGGACATATTATAATTATTATGAACCACTTTTCTTGCCGATTGGACTACTTGTTTTGATTGCGTATTCAATATTGAATAAATATAAATCTCATTTTGCGGTATTTTACGGTTAATGCGGAGATATAGAATATAATATAATTCCGTCTGACCCTTTGCGCACATTATGTGCATTATATTTTTCATATTTATAAAACGTTGGTGTTGCCGCACCTCCACCACCATAATACATATGCTTATAACTTCCTGCTGTTGTTTTTCCTCCACCCGAGCTTGTTATCGTTATTTTTTTTGGATAAGGATGTTTTGGACACGCAACCAAATTATAAGTTTTGCTTTGTGTTATAATATTGTTTACGGGCGGAGTATCTTTGCCTTCGTTGCCCGCGCCACTAACAGTGTATCCATTTGTTGAACCGTGACATCCCTGATTTCCGCCCGTTGTTCCATCACGCAAAATTTTGGATATATGAATTCCAGAAGGATTGTAAATATATGCAATTCCGCCCGGGGCGCCGAATGTTGAACCATTATAACAAGGGGTTTCTCCGCCGCCGGCAATTAAAACTATACTAGTGTCGTCTGAATACGTGACAGTGACATCCGTGTCCTCGCCGCTGCCGCCTTTTGAAACAGTGTATTCTATTTTAGTAATGAACGCCGAATAATCATTAATATAGTAAGGTATTTCCGCCGATATATATGCTCCCGCGCCGGCGCCACCGGTGTCGCAATTTTTTATTTTTGATGAACAAGTGTGACTATGAGGATAAGGGTCTTCCACTTGTTCCAGTCCATTGCCACCGGAACCATATAAAACGAATTTTACGGTGGACATTTTGGTGTAATCTGGTGGCAATGTAAAATTATAAATAATTCCGCTTGCGTCGGTTAATATATCCGAATATAATCCACCATTATGTAAATTGTGATGCATTATATATGAGAAAAAATTATATTTTTTACAGAAATTTTGATTAACCCTCTATTTTCTGCTGTTTCTTTTCAGCTATTTTGCTTGATATAAGTTCTTTGATTTTTTTGTCTAAATATTCCACTTTTTCTTTTAATTCTATATTCTCCTTCATTAAAGTCTGGATTAAATTATGTTGTTCGGCGAATCTGCACTCATATTGTTGCAAAATTTGTGGATTTATGCTACCTTGTTGCGGTTGCACTTGTGCTTGGCCTTGTGGCCCATTCATTGTAACAGGTACAAATCCTTGCGCTCTAAATTGCTGTATTAATTCAGCTGGTGCACCCTGATCAACCAACTGTTTTTCAATTTCGGCGTTGAACGGAATCATTTGCTGTCCTTGCTGTTCTTCCTGCATTTTCTTTCTTTTCTCTGTGATTTCTTGAATTTGTTTTAATACTTCTGGTTTGTTTTCTGGTCGTCCGGGCTCATAGTTGTCCAACAAAGTCTCTACTTTTGTCATAAAAAATTCTCTTATTTTCGGTTCTTTTACGAAATCTTCCACTGTTTTCGTGGATTCGTTTACAAATGGATTGGGACCCTGCTCTTCCAGCAATTTTTTCTTATCAAATGAATTGTGAATGTGAGAAAATACTAGTATTGTTTTCATAGAATCCATTTGCACAAATGGTGTTGTGTATCCTTTCAAAAAATGACGTTCTTCTGCTAAAGCAGCGCCGTCTTCGTAATTGGCGTGTTTCAAATATTCACGCCTGAACGCAAAAGTAGCCGCGGTTGCGTGATTGGGGCCATATGGCCCGAACTGATACATTTTATTAATGTGTTTGAAATAAATATACATTTCACTGGAACCCGCAACCATTGCTTGTGGATTTTTTTGCAAGGTTTCTACGGCGTGCGCAACGCGCTCTGGTGGATAATAGTCGTCGTCATCCATATAAATAATAAATTCTCCTTTGGCTTTTTCGTGCATCAAATTGCGCTTTTTTCCCAAATTCATCTTTTCGTCATATTTGAAATACTTTACTTGCGGTATATCCTTGACCAAGTCTTCGATTTTGTCTGTTCCGTCGTCAATAATAATCCATTCCATACGATTTTTGGGGTAAGTTTGGTGATTAAAACATTGAATTGTCATTTCATAAAATGGTCGGCGATTGAATGTTGGAGTGCAAATGCTGACAAATGGAACCTTTTCCTCCTTTTCCACCTTTTCCACCTTTAAAAAAGGTGGAGCCAAAGATGGTGTGGCCAAAGATGGTGTGGCCAAAGATGGTGTGGCCAAAGATGGTGTGGCCAAAGATGGTTTAGCTAAAGATGGTGTAGCTAAAGATGGTGTAGCCAAACATTTTGTTTTTTTAGATTTTTTTCCCATTATTAAATACTTATGGTTGGTTTATTTATATTATAATTTATTGTGTTTATTTATTCCTTCTACTTTGTCTTTTTTTTCTTCCACCTAATTGATATAAAGACTCATCAATTGGTTTGACTTGAATAGTTGATGGTTTTACGATAGATGGTTCGTTTGTTAGAGTTGTTGGTTTTTTTGGTGGGGTCAATGGTTTAGAAAAATCAATCATTTCAACTTCTTTTGGTTTAGTCTGAGATGCTGTTGCAGGCGCTGACACAGCTGCTGACGCTTGTGCAGACCCAGCCTTAGTCTCTCTCGCTGGCGCTGCCACTTTAACCGACGTCGAAAGCAAAGACAAAAGCCATTCTAACCATGTTCTTTTTGAAGTATCGTCTTCTGCGTCCATATCATATTTATCTGAAGAAAATATCTTTTTAATATTCTCAGTGCAAACTTTGTTAACCATTTTATATGGCGCAAGATTAATTGTAGACTCTGCATTTTCAGCACCAGGTTTAAATTGTTGATAAATATTTGGATAAAAAGAATACACAAAAATGCACGCAACAATTCCAATAAAAGCGCCAAGTGCACCAACAACAGAATAAGCATCGCTAATAATAAATAATGAAACTATATACATTATCACACTCATTTTGTATTTTAGTATATTGCCCATTAACGTGGAAAATGTATATTCACTGCTCGCAGATTCACCTACGTTCGTCTTCGCTTTCATCTGAAAAGGCAAAAAGAGAGAAGAAAACGCGCCTCGAATCAAAAAATAGATTATAATAAACGCCCCAGGAAATCCTACTGTTATAAACGACATAAACGTGTATAAAATTGACCATACCCAATGTTTTCCCATATCACCCTTTTTGTATTTCCAAACCTTTCTTTCGCTTATTTGAGGCGTCCCATCTGGTTTCAAAACCGGTTTTCCATCTGAATCTAACACTGGCTCATCAAATTTATTAACATTTGTGCTAAAAAGAAGATATAATTGAGTAAACCACAGCAAAACGCCATAAAATCCATTAATAAGTCCAACTCCGTATAACACAAAAATCATTATAAACGGTGCCAAAAATATAATTACGCTTTCGCTACAATTTTCGTTGAGCACGTTGTAAAACCCATTCATCATTGAAGAATAATTCGCGCTCATTTTTTGCCAAATAGTTCCTAGATACAAAGTGTAAGGATTGGAATTGGGGCCATCAGTCCATTCACGAATAGAATTCAAACCGAAAATTCCGAATTTTATAATATTCATATTTTCTTCAATAGGGAATTCAATTTTAGTTGATTTTATTTCAGGGGTGCCTTGCGAATTACTCGATTTCACAACATCTACGTTTACAATAATTGGTTTCCCGTCATTTATGGTAGTTTCAGACATTTTATAAGGTGCGCAGTCTATGTCGGTTGGCATCAAATTTGTTTGAGCCACTTTGGCACTCCATAACATTGCACCTCCTGCAATTATAAGTATAAATAAATTGAACAATTGAAATATGAGAGCTCCAAAAAAGGTTTTCGTTTCCGAGCCAGGATTATTACCATTTGTTGTATTTGTATTTGAGCTTTGTTTTTTATCATCAATAGCGGAAGTTTCAGATGTATCTGACATACTATAATAAAATACTAAAATTATTTCATCTAAATCTAATATATGAAGCAACAAATATTTACAAAAAATGTAATAAATGTATTCTTGTTGATAATTTCCGTATTGATGTTTATTGGTATAATAAAATGGGGTGACTATTTAATAAAAACAAAAAAGTGCTCTTTGAAAGAAATGAAAGAAGGTTTCGATGCCTACGCCAATCCAACAATTGATATGGGAACACCTGAAACGAGCCACACCGTTAATTTACCCATTAATACCACTTTTAGTTGCGAAAATATGTGCGGGCCATTGGCTCGTTGCTCCAAAACTGGTGAACAGTGTACAAGCGACGTTGACTGTTATGGATGCCAACCTAAAGTGCAAATAAATAACAAAAAAACAAAAGATATAAGAGGTCAAAACGACGCCGGAAAATTGACAGGTGGAATTACACCTACATATTCGACGCTAACAACGGATATTGGAACTCAAGCCAAGTTATATGGAAAAGGAGAGAACTTAGACCCACCGTCATATTTCAAGGGTGTAGACACGTGGACAAAACCATTCAAAGTAGGAATGGAAATGTATAATAAAAGATACAACCCGAACATAGAAGTTTTGCCATATTTGCCGAAATACCCAGAAAGGAAAACGTTGTCGGGTGAATTCGTAGATGATGGTCCATTGGCATCAAATGCGTTTCTATAGCTAGGCAGGGAACCCCGGTTCCTTAAGCTACGCGTAAGCTCCGCAAAGCACCCCTCCGGTAAATAATACTTTAATTATTTTATTTTATTCTCAATCTATTAAAAATAATAAAATAAATTATCTTTTCACACGTTGAGAAATTTTTCCTTCCGCTTTGCTTACGATCATAATCAAATTATTCACTTTTTGGGGTTTCTGTGAATGGTGGACATAGCTAGTTCTACGTGGCATACATTAATCCACAGTTTCCGCCAACAAATGTAATCATATTGACTCTTTCTTCGAACAATACCATATTAAAATTATAGTCATAGATTCTCCATGTAGGTTTGTTGATGCCGATAATATTTCCTGTTTGCGGATCACAAATGGCCAACGATTGAGCATAAGGATCTAAAGGCGGTGTAATAGTATTCGTCTCTAATTCGATTGTGGTAAATCGACTCATATTCATAGCACCGCTAGGTTGCAAATCAAATGGCGACGTATTTAAACAAAAATTATAGATATATAGTCCATCTGGAGCATTCCCCGTTGTTCTCGTATATTTTTCGATATAATTGAAAACACCCGCGGGTTGGTCGTTCTCTCTATAAATCCCGTCTAGCAGAATCCCCATACTGACCATGATGTTTTTAATATTTTCAAAATTATACAGACCCGTTATCATCCAGCCAGTTAATCGGCCATCTGAATTAACCCCGGGGCCAACAGCAACAGTGGTTCCATCGCGAGTAATATTATATGCGCCATCGGTCGGCGCTTGTATAAGGTCATTGGGAATATAACGATATGGCCAATTCGAATAATTCGACCATTCATTGCGCAAATTTACGTCGCTTCTTTGAAAATAAAACATCCAACTTGAAACCATCCCCAGCGAATCAGTCGATATTTTATTCGCGCCGGTCACGTTGTAATAGATTTTTTCTCTCACTTGTTTAAAAAGATATTTCTGTTCTTGAAGGGCAAAAATGCGAGATTCTTCATTCGATAAAAAACAATAAGTGCAGTTCAGATTAATGTCGGCGTTCCATATAGTTCTTGTATCGACGTAAGACCCGGGACCTAATTCAATATCTGGCGGAGTCTGAAGAAATCGATATAGTTGCATATAATATTGGTTGAAATTTGGAGCAACATAGGGGAAATTATTGGCCACGTCAAACGTGTCGCGAATTTGAAACAATTCTTGAATAGGGCGCATAGTAACATTTATATGTAATTCATTGTATTGCAGGGAAATTAGCGGAAAAGCCATTTGACTCTTTAAATTGAACCACGCATTCAAAGGCACATATAATGTGCGACCGCGAATGGATGGTTCCGCGCCGGATTGATTCGTAGTATAATACGCATTTGGATAGGAGTTCACGCGAGCGCCAGCATTAGCAGGATCGTATAATTCAGGTACGTGGCCAACCATTTTTTCAAATAGCGCTCGTTTTTCGGCCGTAAAATCGCGCTGCACCATTGCAGTAAGATATGCTCCAGAAAATTCTTGGAGCGTCTGGTTTCCACACGTTATTTCAATCTTAGATATCATTTGAGCTCCCAAATATTCAATCCATTTGAATTCATATGGAACCCATTGACCAGCAGTATAATTTCCAAGACTGGAGTTTGACCCTGGGGGTATAATCGGACTCCAAATATCGGGTAAATCCACGGATAAATAACAATCCATTAAAAGGTCGGCGTAACGAGGAATTTTGAACGTGAAATAAGATGGCTCGGATAGACGCAAAGTTTTTGAACCTTCGAAATCGACTCTAAATTTTTGGAGTCCGAAATTCGTGTATTTTGCATATGCTGTTTTGAAAAAAGTTTTTGATGGATTACCATTTAATATAATATTCTGTTGGCCTTCTGATACTAGTTGCATTAAACCGCCAGGCATTTTGTATATTATAACGTGGTTTTATATTTTTAACTAATTTTTATAATATCTTATATTAGGATAATCATGGCAGATGCACCAAAAAGTATAACAGATTTCTTTACAAAAACTACAAAAGACATACTAACTCTTAAGGAAGAATTTGTCGGTAATGCTCTCTTTATAATGATTATTGTATTGATTCTTTCTTTGATCGTGTATTTTTATTACATGTATAATTTAAATTCGAGAGAATGTTCTTTGATGGATTCTTTGTATGCAAACAATAAAAGTTATATTGCTTCAATAGATTACTCTAAACCAGAAGCAGGTTATACATTGAAAGATTATTATATTAAAACGGCATACAACTCGTGCAGTGGCGGGGCATACAAAAATGATTATGTTGGAATATGCGCTTTGAAAAATGTCATAAAACAAGGTGTTCGTTGTTTAGATTTTGAAATATATTCTATAGACGAACAACCGGTTATCGCCACTTCAACTGTGCCAAATTATCACGTCAAAGAAACGTACAATTCCGTTCCTTTTGCAGACGTAATGTCGACTGTTGTAAATTATGGTTTTTCTGGGTCTACTGCACCGAATCCGACTGATCCGATTTTGTTGCATTTAAGAATAAAGAGTACGAATCAAAATATGTTGTCGAATTGTGTGGCAATCTTTAAGCAATATGATGCTTATATGTTGGGGTCGCATTACAGTTATGAATATACGAACCTTGCAAATAATTCGAAAAATGCAAAAGGCGAAAGCGCAAGCGAAAACTATTATACACACAACTTGGGTGATGTTAAATTAAAAAACTTGGCAGGTAAAATCGTAATAATAGTAGACCGTCTCAACACAGCATTTATGGATAATCAAAAATTTTATGAATATGTAAATATGACAAGTAATTCGATGTTTATGCGAGCACTCAATTATTATGACGTTAAATTCACTCCAGATATGAATGAATTAACAGAATATAATAAGAAAAATATGACAATTGCAATGCCTGATATTGGGGCGAATCCAGAGAACCCAAGCGGAGTTGTATGTAGAGAAATGGGGTGTCAACTTATTGCAATGCGTTATCAGGAGTTTGACGCGAATTTACAAGAAATGCTTATGTTCTTTGACGAAGCCGGCTCGGCATTTGTTCTGAAACCAGAACGTTTAAGATATATACAACCGACAGTGCCGGATACGCCACCAAACCCACCCCAATTAAGTTTTGAAACGCGCACAACAACAACAGATTATTACTCAATACAGACATAGCCACCGCTCTTTTGATAAACTTTTGCTAAATTTTATTATTTTCTTATTTAATATTAGGCAATTAACAATGAAAACGAAAATTAAAAATAAAAATAAAAATACAACAAAAAAAGAAATATGTGATAAATCAATGACTTTTAATGAATGTGAACTCGCCATTTTACGCGTTTCAGTGGACAAAGCCGAAAAACAAATTGGTAAAGACACTGTAAATTCTCCAGAAGTGAAAAAAATTGTCACTGTTGTAGAGAATTTTTTGAGACGAAAAAAATTAGTTGCATATGGCGGAACTGCGATAAACAGCATTCTACCAAAAGAAGACCAATTTTATAATACAGAATATGAGTTACCAGATTACGATTTTTTCTCTCCAAACCCGCTAAATGATGCAAAAGAGTTGTGTGATATTTATGTAAAAGAAGGTTTCGTGGAAGTGGAGGGTAAAAATGGTATGCACGAAGGAACGTACAAAGTATATGTGAATTTCATTCCGGTTGCTGACATTACATTTTTACACAAGGACATTTTCAATGCGATTCTTAAAGACGCTGTAAGAGTCGCCGGAATTTATTATGCGCCGCCGAATTTTTTGAGAATGTCAATGTATTTAGAATTGTCAAGACCAGCGGGAGATGTGAGTCGTTGGGAAAAAGTATTAAAACGGCTTACTCTGTTGAATAAAAACTATCCATTAAATGCACACGGATGCGGTGAAATCGATTTTCAAAGAAAAATGGAAGACAAGACAAATGTAGACGAAATTTACGATACGGTTAAAGATACGCTAATAGACCAGGGAGCCGTATTTTTTGGAGGATATGCAATGACATTGTATTCTATGTATATGCCAAACGCGGTCAAAAAAAAATTCGAGAAAAATCCCGATTTTGATGTATTATCCGAAGACCCAGAAACGACGGCAGAAATAGTGAAAGAAAGATTAGAAGATATAGGAATTAAAGGGATAAAAATTATTAAAAAGCCCGCAATTGGCGAGATAGTCGCACCACATTATGAGATAAGAATCGGAAATGACGCTGTTGCGTTTATTTACCAACCGATTGCGTGTCATAGTTACAATACATTGAAGCTTCACGGTTCTACAATAAAAATAGCAACAATCGATACAATGTTGAGTTTTTATTTAGCATTTTTGTATGCAGGGAGAGAATATTATGACCCGAACCGAATATTATGTATGTCGCAATACCTATTCAAGGTGCAACAAGAAAATAGATTAAGACAAAAAGGATTATTGAAACGTTTTAGTATTAATTGTTATGGGCATCAGTTGACAATGGAAGAGATTCGTGCTCAAAAATCAGAAAAATATATGGAATTAAAAGAGAAAAAAGGCACGAAAGAGTTTGAAGAATATTTCTTGAGATATAGACCAGCGGATGATAAAATTAAGAAAACTAAAGTGGAAAAACCGGAAGCTCCTGAAAAAACACATAAAAGACACATCAAGAAGAAACAAAAGAAAAATAAGACGAAAAAGAGAGGCCGCGGAGGATTATTTTATTAGTCTTTTTAGGAAAAAACTAGAAAATAATTAAATGAGAATCTAATTAAAATCTTGGCATAAATTATATGACAACAAATTTCCTTTTTTTGCTTTACTTGGCAATCCTGTTCTTTGTCTTGACTCCCGGAGTTTTACTCAGACTTCCGCCAGGTGGTAGCAAAATGACTGTTGCGTTAGTTCACACTATTGTGTTTGCTATTGTTTGGCATTTTACTCACAAGTATGTTTGGATGAAAACCGAGTCTTTAATGAAATAAATATATTTTTTGCAAAAGTTAAAATATATTTATAAACCATAAATAGTAATGTTTCGCATTCGTCATCAAATCTCGTCAATTCCGTATAATGCAGCAAAACTGATTCAACTGAAAAAAAGGCACTACAGTGCGAGTCCGAATCCGAATCCTGGAAACACTGGTGGCCCGCCATTTTGGGTTCTAGCTTTAGTTGGCACATATGTATTCTATAACGCCCCTAGGTATTAAAATGGTTTATTTTAGCAGGGAACCCCGGTTCTTAAGCTACGCGGAAGCTTCGCAAAGCACCCCTCCGGTAAGTAATGCCTTTATTATTTTATTTTATTCTCATTCCATTTCCTAACGTGTGAAAATAATAAAATAAATTATCTTTTATAAATTTTTACTTCAACTTCGCTTAGGATCATAATTAATTTATTCACTTTTTAGGGTATCGGTGGACACAGCTATTTATTTCTTGATAAAACTTCTGTCTTTGCATTTTTTGATTCTATTTTTTCTAATGCATATTGACCACAAGGCCCACAATGGTCTTCGTTTGATAAATCTATTTTATAATTCATTTGCTTATTACACTCTTCTATTCTCCATCTACCAACAGGCTTTGGTATTTCTTTGGGTAGCAAATTTTTGATTATGGTTGTTATGTATTTCATAATATACAACAACTGCGATTGTGTTTAAGTATATTTTTACGAATAAAATCAGTCTCGGTTTACAAGCAATAGTGTTCAACTAACAATGCATAGACCTCGCCAATTATTTTCGCCGCCAGGGTTTCTTTAAGCCATTCTGGAATAGATATAAATGCCTTTAATCGAATATAAAGAACCATCGCATAGAAAATGATTTTTTCAAAGAAATATTTAACGACTCTATTCCTAGCCCAGGAATAGATAGACCAATCATTTGCATAGCTGCACATTTGCGTGCTTGTTTTTTTTATAAAGAATAAATGTGCATCCAAAACACCTGTTAGTATTCTGTGGAAATTCGTTTTTTCATTTTTTATTGAAAATAAATGCGTTAATTTATCATAACCGAATAAATCTATATAAAGGATTTTTTTATTGGGCTCGCATTTAAATATATAAGGATTTGCGCCATCCATATATCTGTTTTCATATACCATTTTGCCATTTATAAAAAACGGAATAAATGTTGACCTCTTTATTGCATTTAATAAATCGTCTGTGCACTTGTATTTTTTGCGTATTATTTTTTTCTGCGATTTTACATTGTAATAGCATATGTATAATCGACCAGAAAGACGTTTATGAATGTCGTCTGGCAACAACGACTTTAAATCATTGTCTATAAAATGATGCAGAATATCTAATTTCTTGCATCTCTTGAAATACTTTATTGCACTGCCGTAAAATTTGGAAGCCAAGTCCAACCTATTTATGAAATACAATAATGCACATAAAGCGCCTACGCTAGAACCCGATATTTTGTAAATCTTTATCAATTTTTGGTTTTCCATTTCTTTCAAGAAATATAAACTTCCGATTTGATAACTTCCATTGAATACACCGCCGTCTAAAATCAAATCAATATTTTCGGTTTTATTTGTTGGTGGAATATTCTCTATAAGTTTTTTCACATAGTTTTCAATCATTGTCGTCTGCTTGTAATTTTTTGATATAAGATTTTACAATTCTGCAACGCATAATACTTTATTTGGTTTTTGGGACACTAGGTTCCCCGCTATGAATAAAATTGTTTTTTGATATAAAAGCTAACTAAATATAAATACAAAATATGGTTGACAAATGCGGATTTTATTGTTTATCTTTTCAAAATCCCGAGAGAAAATCCGCAATGGAAAATCGTTTTCGCAACTTAGGTATCGACGCTTTCATATATGAAGGTGTTACATTTGATGACGAAAGAATTGAAGGTCGTGATATACATCATCACACAAAAAGAACGTGGTCTTTTACTTATGGCCATTTTGATTTAATCCGCGAATTTTATTTCAACAGCGATAAAGAATATGGAATTTTTTGCGAAGACGATATTTTTATTCGCAAAGATTTTGTTCAACATTTGCCCAAGATTATTGAAAACTTTGATGAAATGCAGTTGGATCTTTTGCTTTTGGGGTATTTAACCCAATATGTAATTGACGAGAATTATGGAGGAATTTATTTGAAAGGGCCAAAATCAACGGAAGAACATCCGTTTTCTTATTTCAATTTACCAGATTCTATTTGGGGAGCTCAAATGTATATGCTTTCGCGAAGCCAAGCTTGGGAATTAATAACGAAATATTCACCACCTTACGCGGATTTGACAATTACAAACGCTTCTATGACACCGTTCAATTCCGACTGGACAATAACAAAAGAAGGTAATCGCGCTTTAATCTATCCGATGATTGCGTTGGAAGACGGTAAAACGAGCTATTTGGATGGAGGTCAACAAAATTATCATCAGGAATGTCATCACAATAATTATGAAAAAGACGTGTTTTATGAATGAACCACACAGTTAATCATAACAAACAATTATACTAATTTTTTATTCATCAATAGTCTATTTAAAAATCCAGTTTCGTCATCTTTGTTCATTAAATACAAGTTGATTATTTCTGCGGGAGAATATAAAGCCGGTTCAACTTTATCTAATTCCTCCTTGTTTATTTCTTTTTCGTATAAATGATAATACATTTCCGCAATAATCTTGTGACACACGTTAGACATTTCGATAGACACATCAATTCTACCTGGACGTATTAAAGCCGGATCTAATTCATTATAATGATTACTACTAATCACCATAATCCTACCACTTGTTTCCTCTATTCCATCCCATAGATTCAAAATATCATCGAGCGTAATAGGTTCGTCTTCTGTTGATTTTGCTAGCGACGAGACAGAAGTCGACTCAGATTCTACTATAGATTTAATTACATCACCCACGCTAGTTTTTTCTGTTATAGCCCCATAATTGATAGTCGACCTTTTCTTTGACCTGTCTAAAACAATATCACCCTGTGCATCAATGTCTTCTATGACAATTATTTTATTATCAAATCCAATGCTAGCCTTTTTATTATTTTGATTGTATCTATCTTCATAGAAAAATTCTTGCAGTTGTCTTCTCGTTTTGATTAATTTTAACGACAATACAATAATGTGACGATTTGTGAGCTTCGCCAAGCTTTTTATAAAGGATGTTTTACCTGTTCCCGGAGGGCCGTGTAACCCAAACCCGATTGTATATGGAATGCCTTTTTTATAATACCATTCTTTGTTATTCAAAAAAAAGTGAATTTTTTCAAGAACGACTGCTTTTTGTAAAAAAAACATATTGTCAAACGAACGCGTGGTATCAAATTGGCTTTCTTTCCAACAATCAAACCGGCAGTCTTCTCCGTCGCTTTTCGTTTTAATTAATGTGTAAACAAATTTTTTATTATATCTACTCTCGTGAATATTTTCTAGATATTTCTCTGTAATTTTGTCTATATATTTTTTCATTTGAGACAAAGATGTTACATAAGAGTATAATACAATTTCAATGTTTTCTATTTTGGAAGTGCCTTTATCCTTTTCATTTTTAGATTCTTCGGAATAAATGTCCACTAGTGCAAAAATTTGCAGTTCTTTATTGAATAAAAATGGTCTTTTTTGAGAAACAATAAAAATATTGTTATCATTTTCGCAACAATTATTGCCATTGTTATTATTATTATTATTGTTAATACTAGTCGTTTTATTTGTTAGAGCTAAAAAATCTTTCATTTCATATATTGTGGGGTTGTCTTCAATATTATTTATAATGTTTCCCCAAACGGCACTAAAAGAGTCGCCAAAAATCGAACTGACAACTGTATAGCAATTCCAATTTACAGACGAACATTTTTTTCCAGTCATTGTGATCATATATTTTTTATGAAAACAGTAGCGGAGTTTCTCGAAAATATCGATTGCATTTATTTTGAAATTGTATTTGAAACTTTGTTCATATGCAACTTTAACAGTGTAACTCATAAACGTCAAAAGAAGTGTTGATATAATTGTGTCAAATAGGATATTTCCCGTTTTAATTTTTGCGAACAATGACATACGAATAGCATCATTTGCTATTCTATTAGTATTTTCTATAAATGATTCCATCGGGTGTTGATTATTATATACATAATATTTGCAATAAGCATTTAATACATTTTATTATTATATTAGATATTTACTTTTTACACTTTTCTAGTTTTATGTTTCATTTTTCTTGTTTTTCTTGTTTTTCTTGTTTTTTTCATTTTTTTCATTTTGCTTTTTCGTTTCGTTTTTTTTATGCCTTTTGCCGTCGACCTCTTTGTCGCTCTGGTTTCTCTCGTTGATATAAACTTGGGTTCTGATGCTTCTACAATAACTGATAATGGATTCGTTTTTCTTCTTGTCGTTATAGCCGATTTTATTGGATAACTTTGTCTTGTTAGCCTGCTGCTTCTTATAGATGGAATAAATGAATTCTCTAATGCTGTATTAGTAGTCACTGTAACAGGTGCTACATCAGAAGTAACAATTTTTGTATGTAGTTTAGAAAATCCGGGGAAGCTACTAGAACCGCTACCACTTAAACCACCTTGTATTTCATTGGAAAAAGCATCAACGTCCTTTTTTATCAATGAATATAAGTATTTGTAATTTACAAACCTTCCGTCATTCATACCGTAATCTCGAATAATATAATCTTTACGCTCATTTTCAGGCGTAACAGTAAGAAATATTAGCAAATTCATAGCAACACCCAAATACAGTTGTGCATTTCTATCAACAATAGAACAAATTGGTGGTTTTTCATAAGCAATGCTGGTATTGTTCAAAATACCCACAATTTTATCTGAATCTATATCTTCCGCAATCATCGGCAAATTATTATAATTTTCGAAGCAGTCACTTCCATATAAAGAATAGTCAACTGTAAAACCCAACTTTGAATAACTCGCTAATCCAGAAGCATTTATATATCCATTCGCCAACTCTAACACACCTATTTTCTCTTCGACGTTGTCGTTTTCTGAAATGGTATACAAATACAATCCCATCAGTATTTGACCCAGACTTTTGATTCCACTCGGACTTTGCATTAACGCACAAATCAAATTCACAGACCACACATTATCCATTCTACTACATTCACCTTTTTCGACAACTAGAAATGAAATGGGAATACTTGATTCGCCCTCAAATAATGCTACAACTTCAAAAGATTCGTCGCTAAATGCGTTATCCAACGTTTCTTCTACATATTCGGGTAAAATATATCCTCTGCATATTCCTGCTGCATTTTCTTTTAATATTCCTGCATTTATTTCATTATTTGCAAGTATTTTCAAACCGCGAACCGATAATTTGGAAAGAAAATTATCGATAATCGGTTTTTGGAAAAAGGACATATAATATATTGTAAGATTTATATCATATATCTATATCACGTTCAGCTAAAATTTGCTGAAATGTGTCATTATTTTGAACAATAAATAGTAAAGAAGCCCGAATAAAATGCTAGTGAACAAATACCCATAAATATTCACATTTCCGTCTTTGAAAAAGAGAATGGGAAAATAAGTGAATAACATTTTTTTGAAAATGGGCAATTGAAAAAGAAAAAATAATACTGCAATTAGAAGCGGAATTTGCAATTCGTCATACAGTTGGTCTAAATTATTCATTGTATTTTCTCTCCTATTATAATCGTTAATGATGTCATTGTTATCTTCATAATCTTTAATATAATCGGTGTTTGAACTCGGAGGTATATAATTGGGTTGAATATTCGGATCGTGTGTATATTGTTGAGTATTTTGTGGAATATCACGAGACGGCAATTGCGTTGCTCCTGCAATCGTTGCTTGTTGCAATCCATTTACAATTTGATTAATTGTAGCTTGGTCTAATGCTGGCATTGTGGACATAAGCGTTTCCGTAGTAGACGGTTTCATTTCACTGGTAACAAGATTTATATTTCCACCGCCGGCTGGATCGGTAGGTAATTCGTGAATGCTTGTTGTATCCGTGGACATATACAAATACTTTTGGAAAAAGTTGTGCAAAAAATAACGCTATGCCACTTTTAGAAAAATACCACTTTTAGAAAAAGTGGCGCAAAAATAATAAATAAATAAAAACAGCTATGTCCATATTCCAATCCAAAATAAAACTTAGATTCGTGCGCTTCTTTTATTTGAATCGCATTTTGCAGCCTCGCTTTTATAAGTGTAACATTTACCATCTTGCTTATATACCTTGTTATCAATTTCATCTAAAGGTGGAGCGTGAAAAATGATACAATTTTTATCTTTACATACCGCTCTAAAGAGAGAAGCCAATCCAAAACCTAAGAGGGCTGACATTATATATCTCCCTGTTTTTGTTTGAACAAATTTTGCCAAGTGCATTTATATTATACATGCATTATTTTCCCTGCTAAAATGGATTCTGTGGTGTGGCCTGCATTGGTATAGTTTTTATTAAACTAGCATCTGTTGGACATTTCACTTCAGTTGCTTGATAAATGAAACAATTATCCGCACCGTCTTTATATTGCACTTGACCGCTATTATCCGGAGTAGGATAAACAATGATTGTTTTCATATCGGGCCCCAAAATATAAACAAAAAATAACCCGATGGCTAAACTTATTAAAAAAACTGGTATAGAGATGTATTTCAGCATTGCAATTTATAATAAATCTATATTTTATTTTAATCTTCTTCTTCATCTGAACTTTCATCTGATTCCAAGTCTGCGACTGCGTCTGGTTCCAAGTCTGCGACTGCGTCTGGTTCCAAGCTTGCGTCTGCTTCTGCTTCTGATTCTATCACCAAAGTAGGTTTAGACCTTCTAGTTGGTTGTTTTTCTTTGCGAGAACTTCTTCTTGTAACTGGATTTTGTTCCATTCCCATCTTCAAAGATACAATACCTTGTTCTCCTGTGGCAACATCATATTCTAAAGTTTCAATCGTTGTAGGCAGTTGAATTAAATGATATGTATTTGCTGCTTCATCGTATTCTACACCACTGTAAGCATATTTTTGTTTCATAATTTTATTAAGACGTGGCATAAGCTCTTTAATATACATTTCAACCACGTCATTCACGAATTGGACATTTTGGCTTCTCTCAAAATCTTTCATCATTCGCTTCATAGTATCAATCATTATTTGAGCGTTCATTTGCTCTTTAATTAATTCTTCCTTTTCGTCTTTGTTATTGACAATGGTATTATATAATTGAAGCAAATATTCGTAATTAGTACTTGTAGATGAGAATGATTCTTTTACTGTGTCAAATTTTTCAACCGCTTCTTTTGATGTAATATAACCAAAAAGCAAATTATTCTTGTCCATTATAATTTCTCTTTTTGTGTTTGCTATATTTTTTTCATCCACCGACAATTCATTCTTCAAATTCAAAATGTAACCAACATTGATAACAATGTTTAATGGACAAGGTTTCGATTTATCACCGCATTTTGCCATCAAATATCTATTTCCATCGTCAGTCGAATTGTAAAAAAGAGAACCAACCGCTCTTTTGCAATTTATGCATTTCGGTTTAAGTTTCGTAAATTCGATTCTTTTCTCTTTCCAACTTAAATTCTTCATTTTTATAATCCGATTTTTGTCTGTATTGTATGCATTTTCATAAGCTGATTTCAATTTATAATAAGTATTCAATGCATTGTTATATTCATGTTTTTTCTCTTGTTCATTGTCCATTTAAGCTTTTATTATATGATTATATTTTTTACTGGTATAATAATCGGCGAAAATTGGCTATACAATCTTGCGATGTATTATGTCATACTCAGTGTCCCATTGAGGCAATCCGGATATTAATTCTTGTTGCGCAATACGTTTAGCATCTTGATAATTTTTAATCTTTGTCAGAATATATTCTTGTTTTTCCCTATTTTTCATTTCTTTTTCTGCAGGAGTAAGTTTTCCTTTGTATTTTACAAGCAACAAGGTTCCTAAAATAACAAAAAATATGATACAGAGACTAATATTAAATAGTAAATTATGATAAGTATTCTTGAATTCTCTACATTGTTTCAACGTTTCATTCAAAAAATACTTTACTCCTGGTTCGATTAATGTAGGTTTAGAGATATTGTCGAAATTCATTATAGATGAATTGATAGATAAATAATACTTTTATAAAATCAAAATAAATTATACCAATATCTATATTATGGATGCAACATATCTTTGCCTATTAATTTTTACAATTATTACAGTTTTGTATTATATTTTTTTAAAACCCAAGTTAACATTGAACACGTTGAACGGCGGAACAGTTATGCAAATGGTTGACGGAGTCGAACAACCTCTTACTATATCACCTGAAGACTCTTTGGCGAATTATACCAAAAAAGGGTATTTATATTTGATGATTTATGTTTTACTTGTGGTTGTATCCCAATTCTTCATAAACGTTGGAACCATAGTAAATAAATGCGGTGGAAGTTTGAAAGACAATTTTGCGGCCGGCGCATTAATGACATTCATACCGTGGGCATTTATATTCGGCTCTGTTGTCTTAATGTTAATCATTTTTCCTGGATTCAAATCGGCGTTCTCAAACGTAGTCGGTTATTTTGCCGTCTCTGGTCAAGCGACAACAATATTAAACGAACTGTTGGTGAATACTGATATGCAGCAAGCAATAAATAGTGAAAACACAAGTCCGGAAAAGAAAGCGGAGCTGCAAAAATCGGCAGAAGCAATAATAAAATTATGCGGTAATGCGTCAATTATGATAAACCAAATTGTTCCTGAGAATTTCAAGGATTACTGGGCGATTTTACAACCATTAATGAAGGATAAATATCAAGTGTCACCGCCATCTCCCGATTTGATTGCGTTACAAGAACAACTATTGAGTGTAGTGGTAACCCGAGATAATATTGGAGAAGCAATGTGGTATTTTTATACTGCTATATTATTGATATCCATTGTCCAATATAATTTGACGACTCGTGGTTGTGTAATGGATCCGGCGGCAATGGCGGCGAATCATCAAAAATTCGTAGAGGAGGAAGACGCGAAATTGAAGCAGAATGCGACGGCAAATTCGCAAATATATGCTTAGCAGGGAACCCCGGCACAAGGTTCCGCCCCTCTGGAATCCCTTCGGGATTCTGATGACCCCTCCGGTAAGTAATGCTTTTATTATTTTATTTTATTCTCAATCCATTTAAAATAATAAAACAAATAATCTTTTAAAAATTTGTGTTATTCTAATTAATTTATCCACTTTTTGGGGCACCGGTGGACATAGATG